GGGGCCGCCGCCCCTCCCAAAAAAACGGGCAAATTATTGAAAAGTTAATATGACGCTTCACTTGACTTTTTGCCCTTTCGAATGGATATTCTTACAGATGATTTGGCTGCGGCGGGGATTCGCATTTCTCCCAGTGGCCGGGTTACCTATCCCGATTCTTACGTCGTATATGGCGAGCGATTCGGGAAAAAGCCCAGGGCGATCCGAGAATGGGTCGCGACGGGCAAAAGTAAAGGGGAGTTGCCGCCGCTCCACGATCCGGCCCAGCTGGTGACCTGGTGGCGGCGCTGTAAGAAAACCAGGGTGCCCCCTGAAATTCTGGCAATGGTTTCTGAGGAATCCGAACCGGAGGCAAAAAGCGGTTTAGCGCCAGAAAAATTTTCGGAAGAAGTAGACGAAAATGGGCGTGCCACGCCGGGAGACGATTTAGAATTAGAAGGGGCGGAGGAATCGCTTCGGCAGGCGCGTGAGTTGGCTAATGAAGCGTATAAAAAGCTGAAACATGCGTTGGCGAGCGGCGATCCGGGCGGGGCTGAGATGTGGCGAAAGGATTGGACTAGCGCGGTTGAAACCCAACGGAAATGGGAAAAGGACTTTAATAAGATTCAGGAAGACCGTGGGCTATTGGTTCGTAAATCGATGATCCAGGTGGAAATAGCAGCGGTGGCGAATGTCCTGCAACGCGGGTTTCTCGCCACCATGGAGGATCTGCTTAAAAACCACGCGCCCGAGTTGCCGAATGATGATCGGCGAATGGCGGCAGTAGCGGCGCGTGATAAATGTTTTGAGGTGCTGCGCTCCGGCTACTTCGGCGAAAACCTTTTCGAAGCATCATGATAGAAGAGAAAACATTGGTTCGCGATATTTTCTCATCCATCTTTATGGGGTCGCCCGAAACGCCGGTATGGAAATGGGCAGACGAACGGGTTTACCTGGATGAAATCCAATCGTCCGACCTGCCGCGCTACGACTCCAGCCAAACGCCCTGGAATCGTGAAATTCAAGACGCGCTGCGCGATCCGAAAACCAATGAGATTTCAGTAATGAAATCCAGCCGAACCGGCGTAACCGAGGGCGCTTTAAATGTGCTGCGCTATATGCCGACGAATTACCCCGGCAATGCGCTCTATTGCATCAATTCCCGCGAAAAAGCCATCGATGTTTTTAAAGGCCGCGTGGCTCCACAAATCCGGGTATTAGCCAAGGAACAGGTAAGCGATGATCCGAATGATTTTTCCACCCTTACCATCCGGCTGAAAAACATGATTATCAAGGGCACTGGCTCCGGCTCGCCCTCGCCGTTTCGTGAAACCTGGTATCGAGTCGCCATTCTCGACGAACCCGAAGATCATGAAGAACTGCCGGATGGCACCACCTACGACCTGGTGAAAAGCCGATTTACGACGGTGAACGAATACACCCTTTATATGATCGGCAAGCCGCAAGCCGAGGGCGGCATTATCCACGATTGCTTCCTGCGCGGCTCACAAGAAAAATGGTTGGTTCCCTGCCCGCGTTGCGGCGAAAAAATCGAGCTGGTTTGGGATCAGGTGCGCTATTCGCATTGTAAAGACGAGGTGACCGGTGATTGGGACTTCGAAAAAGTCGTAAATGATTCGTTTTACCAGTGCCAGGCGTGCGATGGCCGGATTGATGAGTGGGAAAAATACGCCATGGTGAAGGCTGGCGCGTGGTGCAAGACACCCAAAAACGAGCGAATGATGCTTAAAAACACGCCCATTTCACCCGAGCCCGGCGTGCGTAGCTTTCATATTTCCGATCTTTACTCGCCGTTTCCGCAAGTTACTTGGGGAAAGCTGGCGAAAAAATGGATTTCCTGCGCGATTATTAACCTTTCCGAAGCAAAAAAGGAAGATTTTCGCAAAAACTTCCTTGGGCTGCCGGTTGAGGCGAAAGAACTGCATGTTGTAGACGAAACTATTTTAGCCCTCCGGGGCGGGGTTACCGAAACCGTTTGGTATGATGCCCTGGACGAAAACGGCGAAAAAGAGAAGCGATCACGCACCGAGAAACACGGCGAGCGCTTCGGCCTGTGCTACGATCGCAACGGAAAAGAAATTGCGCCGCTACCGTGCGATCCGATCCTGCTCACCATCTCGATTGATAAGCAAAAACATTGCTACAAGTGGACCGTGTTTGCCTGGCAACTCGATGGCCAGGCTTGGCTGATCGATTACGGCATATCCAACACCAAGCAGGAACTGCTCAGTCTCCAGGGCCGGGGCTACCACTGGGAGGATCCCGAAACCGGCGAACGCCACAAACATACCATTTACGGCGGCGGTATCGACCGGGGCGACAGCGTGAAAGAAGTCTATCGAATCGCTCGCACCGCGCAAAAACGCAACTGGCGCTTGTATCCCTTGCTCGGTTGGGGCGGCCCTAACGAGCGCTATATGTCCGATGCCCTATCTGAAAAAGAGGATATCCTCGACGGCGGCGTGCGGATGCGTTATTACAAATTCCACGATCACTCGATCAAAGTCGATTTCTATTTTCAGACCGTACAAAACCGAAGCCAGCCGCGCCTATGGCTGCCCGATCCAGTGCCGCAAGACATTGTGACCGAATTAACCAGTGAATACTGGGATTTTGAAACCCAGCGTTTTGTGCATCCAGACGGAGCCCCGCCGAACGACTACGGCGACACCTGCAAAATGCAAATCGGCGTGATTTGGCCAATCCTCTCCGGCGCTTTCCAACGCCAGCAAAAAGAAAACCAACGGGAAACCTTACATTATGACCGACCATAACAACCAACGAGAATGTCAGACGTTCCTGCCAGGCATGGAGCCGCCGCGTATATCCGGGGCCGGCGGCGTCTCGGTGATCGATATCGATCAATTCGATGGCAACCTGCCCGAAATTCCGAACACCAATTGGACCACCGATAACGAAATAGAGATCCCGCGCCTGTTGCCGAGTCTACAGGGCGATCTGATCGATGAGCCGATCATGCCATGGGGCGGCATGACTCGCGCCAAACGCATGGAAGATTACGTGGTTGGGAAAAAGGGCCAGCCATTCAACGGGACGTTTGTTTTCTACGTTGAGGATTACCGATTCACAGCCCTCGAGAAATACCCAAACCGCCCGCTGGTAACCTCCGCGCCCACCCTGGCAGAGTTGAATTTTACCATTATCAACCGGACCCCGCTCTGGAAGGTCCACCAGCTGATCGGTTTAAAACGCTGGATCTCCCGTTACTGGCAGCATAACAACCGCCGTATCCTGGTCGATCTCTACGTTCCCGAGAAATACATGCCCGAAAACCTGCTCGGCGTGCCGCGTGGTTGGCGCGCTTATGCCACGCGGGGCGCGGATTGCTCGATCGACCATCTAAAATACGCCCATAGCGTAGCCGTCGAACATGCCGAAACCGACGAACTGGTGTTCCTGGTTTACGGCGGTGGTAAACAGGTAAAACAGTTTTGTCTCGATTACGGTCTGACCCATTGCGAAAACGAGCGCACCCGCATAGCGCGGGGCGAGCAGCTCAGTTACGGCGAGCTGGAGCCCGCCGATGACGAAACTGCCGCCGGGGATTGATCCTTTAACAACCCGCGCCAATCATGGCAACGGCGAAAGATCATCGAGGTAAAACAGCCGTCGGCGGTGCTGGCGGCGGGCGCGGCACCACACCCGCCAGCGGTCCCGGTTACGAAAACGCGACCTTTAACGTTGTTGGCAATGAATCGCCATGGGGGTACACCGAGCTAGCCGAGATGGCCGGTATCCCGCCCGAGTTCAGCGGCGAGATTACCATTGTGCCGGTATCCGGCGGCATCGGCGGGCCGTCTACGCTCGTGGTTGCCGATGGCCAGGGTCTCACGATAGAAACCACCATGCGCAGCGATGGTGTGGCCGAGATTGCCCGCTTCCAAACCGATCCCGGCGGCACCTACGCCGGCCGGGGAGCCGGGTTGCTATCCCAACAAGCCGCCGCCCTGCGCGGCCGTGGCTTCGTGGAAATGACCGTTACCACCGAGGGCCAGGGCAACGGCTCGCTGCGCCCACCCGCTCCAGGCGAGGTAAAGAGCTATTACAATTTCGCCCGTGCCGGGTTTGTTCCCAACGCAGCCCAGGCTGCCCAGTTTACCACCCGTTACAACCAGGCGACCGGCAGCGATGCCAAATCATTCCGCCAGCTGATGAATACAGCCCAGGGCCGCCAGTGGTTTTACCGGTTTGGTTCCGGCTATTCCGGGACGTTTGATCTGCGTCCATCCAGCTATTCCAGCATGACGCTAAAGAAAGCGGTTAAAGGGGAGTAGCAGAAAAAAATTACTTTTCGGTATCCTGCCCGGTTTTCGGTTCCGTTTCCTCCTCTTCGGTTTCGGCTTTCGGCTTTCGGGTTGTTTCGGATTTTTCATTTCTCCCGATCTCCAATAAATCACCAAATGGTGGCTCGCCATCGATGGGGTCGAGTCCCTTAATGCTGCTGCTCATATGCCGGAGAGCATAGCCCAGCCGCCCGCAATTAACAACCTTTCGTTTGTTAGTATGCCAGCCCATTCAATCCTCGCCACGGCTCTATCCGAGTCCTACACCCTAGCCGAGTTGAAAACCTTTCGCCGCGCCCTGCTCGAAGCCGCCCTCGCCCCCGATGCACTCACCGGCGAACAGCTCGACGGCGTTTCATTCCAATTCGCGCCGCGCTCGCTGCCCGAGATCAACCAGGCGCTGGAAAATATCGCCGCCGCCATTTCCAAGCTGGAGGATGCAGCAGACGGCCCCGGCACCGTGCGCTCGCGCTTTTTCAATTTCAACGCCCGGCCGATAGAATAGGCATGGATGGAAATAACAACTTTCGACCTGATTCTAAAAACAGCCGGATGGATATCGGCAGTAGCTGGCGCACTAATTGTACTATGGCGGTATTTATTGAATCCGTTGCTGACGGTCATGCGGAGTTTAAGAAAGCACTCCGAGCAGATATCGGCCGCCTTACCGTTGCTGGCCGAGCTGCTCGAAAAGTGGCCGTCAGTATCGGGGCGGGAGTCCTTTTTTTACTATCTCGCGGATCTGGATAAAACCGTACGCCACAACGATGCGTGCATCCACGCGCTGCTGACGCGCATGGGGATCGACGACACCACCCAGCGACCGCCGCCGCGCTCCATCCTGCTAACCGAGCAAGTTGGCGAAAAAATCCATTTAACGCTCGACTGCGCCCACGTGTTCGCGCTGCCGGATACGCCCCAGTCTCGCGAATACCTGGCCAGCCGCCCGCGCATTTTGTGTACCCAATGCCGCAAAGTCTAGCGACTGTACACTGTACAGTCACCCTTTGTACAGTGTACAGTTGTTTGACGTTGCGCCCATCGGCGTGACTGCACAGCAACCATTTCCAACCTTGCCCGCCACCCGGCCCGATCTCTCCGCGCTCGGCAAGCCACGTCGGGGCATACCGGCCACGGCGATCCCGCGCCCCGGCAAGCCTAATAAAAAGAAGGCAGCAACCGAGCCCGAGTCGGTTATTTACCTACCCGATGGCTCCGGCCTATCGATGGAGAATTTCAGCAATTACGCGAATAATGGATTCAGCGGGGCGCAAAATTCTTATAATCGTGGCTACGTGGTTTTTCCTCAATTGGATACCCGCAAGGAAATCACCAGCTATTCCCGCACCGAGATGTTGCGCCGCTCCCGTTGGCTTTACGATAACGTCGGCTATGCCAAGCGACTGGTGTGCGGCATTTCCCGCATGATGGGCGCTCTCCACCCGGACCCGATCACCCGCGACACCGAGTGGAAGCAGGAGGCGCTCGCCGCATTCTGGCGCGTGGCAAAATCGCCGCTGCTATTCGAGCGCTCCGGCAAATTCAACTTCCTCACTTACCAGCGCTTTCTCACCCGGCGCTGGTTGATCGACGGCGATATCTGCTCGATCTTTTCCGAAAGCTTCGGCGGCTCCACCATGGTCGCGCCGTTTGAGGCGCACCAGATCAAAGACCCGCGCGGCGGCGACCATTTAAGCGGTTGGTTCGATGGCGTGCAAGTCGATAAGGGCAACCGCTTAAAAAAGGTCCGCATCATCAACCCCGATTACCCGGATAAATACAAGGATTACCGGGCCGATGTCGCCCACCTATCCGCGTTTTGGGAGCGGGCCGGCCAACCACGCGGCGTGACACCGTTTCACGCCTGCATCACTCGGATGCTCGATGTGCGCGAAGTCACCGGCGATATGATGGGCAACATCAAGCGATCCGGCCTGGTCGGTTTCTACCTGCACAGCCCCAACCAAAACAATTTTTTGGGCGACGATGGCCTGGCCGGCGGAATCCGCGATTACATCGATTCGCACAGCCGCGACGTGGCCAACGCTGCCGAGGATGGCAACGAATTAGTAACCGCAAAAACCAAGCTCCGCATTGAAGACTTGATGCCTGGCATGGACGGCGCAATACCTGAATTGCAGGACATTGAACCTAAAGTCCTACACGATGCACGCCCGGCAGCCGAGCAGATGAACCTGCTCAACTGGTTTATTCGCGAGTGCTCGCTCTCATTCGACTACTCGCCCGAAGTCCTCTGGGACCTGGCCAACCTCAACGGCAACACATCCAGGCTGATCAAAGAACACTCCGAGCAAACCAGCCGCAACTACCGTTCCGAAATTTTACAACCGTTTTGCCAGCGCTATTGGTTCCACCTGATCGGCAACGAGATTGCCGCCGGTCGCCTGCGCGAACCCGATCAAGGCAACTGGTGGGATGTGGAATGGATCCACCCCAAGAAAATGACCATCGATCGCGGCAACGAAGGACATCTCAATCTTGAAGAGCGCCGCCAGCCCGGTATGCGAACCCTGGCCAGCCACTACGGCGAGCTACAGGAAAATTGGGAGCCGCATATTGACCAATGGCTGCGCGAAATCGCCTACACCATCGAGCGCGCCGAAAGCATGGAGCAATTTTCGCCCGAGATGGTCGCCGCCGTGCAAGCCATGTTGCTCTCACCGCCTCCAGGGGCCGCCGTGGCAGCCATGGCACCCGGAGCCGAAGACCTGCCGCCGCAACCCAACCCGCAGCCCGGAATGGGTCAAAGCTTAAATTTATAATAAAAACAATAATAACCATAAGTGGCCATGTGGCCACACCCACTAAAAACACTATAAACCATGGCCGCTGCAACACCTTATCCGCGCATCATTAGCCAAGTTTTTACATCGCCCTGGCAGATTTTGCCCGAGCATCACGCCGCGATTTCCGCCGCGCTCCTGGCGCACGTGGATGGCAAGGGGCAGAATATACCCGATTTTTCCGAGAATAATTTCGCCACCCGGCCGATGAATCGCGACCGCTTCCTTAACCCGGTGGAGATATCCGACGACGGCAGTATAGCCGTAATGACCATCGAAGGCACGCTGGGCAAAAAGCTTTCCATGCTCGAAACCTTTTGCGGCGGGGTCGATCTCCAGCACATCGATAAAGACATCGAAGAGCTCGCCCGCGACGATCGCATCCAAACCGTCATCTTTAATATAGATTCGCCGGGCGGCATGGCTCGCCCATCCAGCGACACCGCGCAGCGCATCCTCGAACTAAGCAAAGCTAAACGCACCATTGCCTATACTGACGGCACCATGGCCAGCGCCGGATACAAGCTGGCTTCCGCGTGCGGTAAAATCTACGCCAGCAATTCGGCGGATGTCGGTTGTGTCGGTACCTATATCGCTCTTTACGACCAGAGCGAGGCGCTGAAGAAACGCGGCATCGAGCTGAAGCTATTTCGCGACGGTAAATATAAAGCCCTGGGCTATCCCGGCAAAGCGATGACCGAAGAGGAGAGCAACTACCTAACCAGCGAAGTCTCCGGCCTGAGTGCCAAGTTTAAAGACTTCGTACGCAAGCAACGCCCCGGAATCGATGAGAGCGCCCTCGAAGGCCAATGCTTATCCGGCAAGCGGGCGCAGGATGCCGGTTTAATCGATGGTGTTTACCAGGATCTGGGCTCGCTGGTGGCAGCGGAGATCAAGCGCCCCTTGACATTTTAAACCCCTTCGAACGTTCACAGTAATTTTCATAAAAAAAGACATGTCCGAGAATATCGACCAACCAATAGCAGGCGAAAGCACCGAGGAGCCCAAAAAGGGCGGTATTCTCGGCATCTTCGAGAGCGCGAAAGCAAAAGACGCCCAGAAAGTCGTCGCCCTTACCGAGCAAGTCACCGAGCTTGACGCGGAGAACACCGCCCTACATGAAGCGGTAGCCAAGCTGCAAAGCAGTGAAGCCAAACTCCAGAGCGAACTCGAAGGGCTGCAAAGCGATTACGATGCCAAGCTGGCCGAGATCGAAGAGCTGGAAGGCGCGGTAAAATCCGCCACCGCCTCCGCCGGCCAACAAGCCGCGCAGATCGCCGCTCAAAGTCACGTGGCCCCCGAGGATCTGCCCGCCGCAGCATCCAGCGAAACCGAAAACGCCCCGGCTAACGAAGCCGAACTCGAAGAAGCCCTGGCCGGATGCGAATCGCACGCCGAGCGCTCCGAATTGGTTAAGCAGTATCGCAACCGCTCGAATAACTAAGTAACAATTTTTTAACGAAAGAATAAAATAATATGGCAAATACCATCGACTCGCAATTGCAGCTGACGGAGATCTTGGATAGCGCTCTAACAGCGTTTAAAAGATCAGTCGTTAGCCTGAATGCATTCTCAACCGTTTATCGCGATGTCTCCCTCAAGGGTGACGATACCGTGGACGTACCTTATTACCCTTTGGCCACCGATGCTTCCGCTTCGCGTGATGCTGCCGGATCCTATAAGGCGCTCGTAACCGATACCGATACGCAGACCAAAACGATCACGATCAACAAAAACAAGGTCCAAGGGCTTTCGTTCACCGGTCGCGAAGTAAGCCGCCAGCCGGTTTTCGACCCGGTTAAGCACGGCCAGATCAAAGGCGAAAAACTGGGATACGATATCGTGGCCGATGTTTTGAGCGTTGTCACGAAAGCAAACTTTTCCGGCAACACGATCGCAGCGACTACAGCCGCTAACTTCGACGAGGAAGACGTTGCCGATTTGGCGCAGGATTGCGAAGAGGCTGAGTGGCCCAAGACTCCACGCAGCTTGATTCTCAACCCGGCGTTTCACTATAATTTGGTCAAACAACCCGCGCTGATTGATCTTTCGCAGAGCGGATCGAACGTTTTGAATACTGGTATGCTTCCCAACATTATGGGCTTCGATACCTATTGCAGCAACGGCGTCCCAACCAACAACGGCACCGCCACCGCTTGCACCTTCGCTAATGCGAGTGATGTATTTACCGACGTGGCCCACGGTCTAACTAATAACGATATTGTTCAGCTCGCCGGTACAGCCGTTCCAACTGGTTTCTCTACATCAACCGATTACTACGTAATCTCCGCCACCGACGACACCTTCCAGCTTTCGGCTACCGAAGGCGGCGCAGCAGTGGATGCGAGCGACGATGGCACGGATGTTACCTACCAGCTCTTCGAGCGCCTGGCAGGTTTCGCAGTAGGACCGAGCGCAGTATTATGTGCGTTCGCTCCGGTCCCACCAACCGCAGGCGTTCGCCAGTTGCTGGTTGATTACCAGCAGGTTACCGACAGCGACACAGGCGCAACTCTTGAGTACAAGCGCATCGCGTACCCTGATACTGACGAAGAAGCTCAGTTCATCGAGGCGCACTACGGTTATGTGACTGGCGAGGCAGCAGCCCTCAAGCGAATCATTACATCCTAATAATATACCTATATGAAAATCGGCATTATTGTAGCGGAATTACCAGGGGATGACCCGGCTGGCCTGGAGGTCATTGGGCAACCCGCACCCTATCGGGCGGCGCTGGATACCTACGGAGAGTTAATCAACGATCCCGAGGTAGCCGCGAAATATACCGGTATTTCACTCTGGACCCGGCACGGCGTAGCGAAAAAGCGCAAACTCAAAGGCGCGGCATCAGTAGCAGCCGCCGCCGAGCCCGCTCCGGCCCCGGAGAAAAAGGAAAGGGAAAAGACTTCAAAAAAAGCGGCACCCAAAAAACGGGCCGCACCAAAAAACAACGACTAACAGCAGCCGCAATTTAGGGGCCATCTGCTAAAACAACACGGCCCCGAATTTTTTATATTTTATTGAGTGAGTGGATACCACTCAGTGAGGTCAAAGAAAAGTGAGAGGCGGTTTTTGTTTCCCATCAATCGCAACAAGCAAGAGAAGCCCAGCCGGTTAGTCATTTCCGGCTGGGTTTTTTTAGCAGTTAGCTATTAGCGGTTAGCTTTTAGACATTACAAATTAGGCATGCCTAGACGACATATAAATTCTGGACGGAATCGGGCTTTTAAACGGATGCTTGCCGATTTTCCCGGTACCATCACGTTTACCGACGACAACAGTACAGCGCTACCGTGCGCCCTGGTGATTGGTATCGAGGAACGGGAGACGGTCGAGGGCGGCTTTAGCCGCGTGCGCTCCGCTACTGTATACATAGCCAAAGAAACCCTGGCCACGCTGCCCAACCTGGAAACCCGCCCGGCGGTTACGCTGGTGCAAGAGGACGGCGAAACCGAAACCATGCGGGTGTACGAAAACCACGCACAAAGCGAAAGCCATTGGTTGCTGCGCTGCGGCCAGATTAATCAGTAAAAGAAAACCATGATTCATACGATCCAGTTTACAGCCGCCGAGTTGGAGGAAGTCGCCAGCGGGCTCCGGGTTATGCGTGCCACCCCTGCGGTAAAAAAGATGGTCGCGGCTATTGAGTTGGAGCTAGGTAACCGTGATTACGAGCGATTGCCGGCCGATCATCCGGCGCGAATCGATCCCGATTACCCGCCGAATAGCTACATCAGCGAAGCCTACAGCGAAACCACCTAACCGCTAACCGCTAAAAGCTAACAATGAAAAACGAGATCGAGAACGGGGTAAAGAATTTTATCGAGGCGGCGTTTCGCGATCGCGACGGGCTCGATCCCGAGGATGATTTGCCGGTAGCGGTGCATGCTGCTAGCGGGGATGAGACGATTAATGAGACGCTGCCGTATATCGTCGCGCAAGTGACCGAAAGTCCGCACCTGGTTGGCGGCATCGGCCACGCCCGGCTGATGGTCGTGGCCAGCAGCCCGCACAAAACCGGCTACGAAACCGACCACCAGAGTAATGTGCGTTTCCTGCGTGCGGTATTTTCCGCCGCCGTGCCGCCCAAGCTGCCGGTTAATGCCGCGCATTTGAGCGAGGAAGTATGGACAGCCAGCGGTGACGAGATATCGGTTCAGGGGTTCCATGTTAACGGCTACATCGGAACAACAGGCGATCCGCAGCAGGACGGCATCGAGCTAACATTGGGGGTATATAAGGGCGCGAGCGCCTCGCTGGTATCGAGCGGCGATATTTACACGGGGTAAAAAACCTTTGACGCGTTGCAAATTGCATGGCTTTTGGCGTACAGGATTTATTTTCTCTATCGGCCCCAACGGTGGGCTATGTAAACGAGTCTACCGAGACTAAGACGATTGAGGCGGCTACGCTGCGCGATCAGGACGGTGTGACCCAGTGTGTGGCGGCGAAACCGCTGATTACCATCGAGGTGACTCACAAAGGGATGGGCGGTGATGCCCTGGGAACCCTGGCGGCCGGCACGCTCTCCAGCACGGGCACGCTACAGATAACCTCGCAGAAACGCACTGAAACCAATTCAGAATATCCCGAATTTGATGTAAGCGCCAAAGGTTACGATGACCTGGGATCGATTGCAGACCCAACAGGACCGAGCGCCCCGACACCAGACGCTAGCTCCGATCCGGCCTGTCCGCTACTCGGCCTTACATCGGTTGGCTACTCCGGCTGTGAATCGTTTGAGCTGGAGGAGGTTATTGATGAGGCCCCGGTTGGCCTGGATGCGGATGGATCGTTTGATCATCAATACTTTTTTGATCCGACCTTTAACTGGACAGTTAAGGGGATCGGCTCGATGCCAGCCACGCTGACACTTGGCAGCGATGGCGGTTTGCCGGATACAGTCAGCGAATTTTCCACCGGGGTGACGATGTTACTCAGTCTCAAGGAAGAGCAAAAACTGGAAAACCCTAGCTGGGAAGCCAGCGGGCAACACTGGCCGAGTGCAGCGTAATTAGTTAGTTCAGCGAATAGCCGTAAAAATGGATGTGGGGAAAGTTTACCCGGTTGGCGCGACAGGTTCGCCGTTGCGCTCGAAATCCCTTATCTTAATAACGCTACTGCTCGAAGCCGGTTACCCACTCGCGACCACACAAACCAATTTTGAAGATTCGGTGGACCTGGCAACCGGCGAACGCAAATGGGTTTTTTTGTTCGATGGCTCGCACGCCCGCAAATGGGGCGAACTGGTTGATTTACTGCCGAAGCAAGCTGCTGATTATTTTCTCAACCGCACCCGCACAGCGCCGCCCTGCGAGGCACTCGCCCATCGGGCGGCGCTGTGTAACGCCTATGGCGAAACTTGCCACCAGCTGGCCAGCTCGCCGCCGCATATCATACTGGAAACGGCCCTGGTAGACGTTGGCGGGCTCGACCATGCCGCCGCGCAGCGCATAGCGGACCAGCATTTGATTGTTTGTGATGCGGTAAAAAACGCTCCGAAACACGTGATTGCTCACCGGGGCCGGGCTCGCTACTGGATACCGGCGGAGTTGAGCGAGACGGAGCGCGAAACTGCAATCGATCGGCTTGCGCGGGAGTATCGCCCGGTTTAGAATCCCAGGAATGACGCGTGAAAAAGCCAGCCGAGCCGCCTTTTACGAGGGGGAGTTTACCCTGGAAGATCTTACGTTCCGGCCGTTTTCGGCGGCGACGAAGTTGCACCTGGAATCGTTGGGGATCGGTGAGGAGTTGCCGGATGATGACGACGATGAGGGTTGGGCGGATATGATCGTGGCGATGGCTTATTGCCAGTGGGCTCCGTTGGAGGAAATTAATGATCTATGTTTCGAGATCGACGAGGCTGAGAATGAGGCGGCGGCTGCGATCCATCGGAAAAAATTTCGGCGCGGGTTGCTGACGTTTAAAAGCCGTCTTACCGGAGATATGATGATCGAGCTGGCCAAACGCATGACGGCTATTATCAGCAATCAGCAGCGGATCAATTACGACCTGGCCGAGAAACCGGCCGAGGATATCCCAGGCGACGAAAGCCCGCCGCCGGGAAACGAGTAACGCCGGGCTGGGTGTTTTCGTTAATCGCCAGCCTGGCCAGCACTTACGGCTGGAGCGAACGCTATTGTTTGTATGATCTGCCGTTTTCGCGGGCGATCGGTTATCTGCATTGCATCGAGCTGGGCAGTTTAACCCACTGGACGGTTGACCCGTTTGCGAGTGCTTCTAATTCGGCTGATGGTTCCGTTTCTGGTGCGGTAATTTCCGAGGAACGTTTGCGGGAGATTTTCGCGGAGGATGAGTTTTAGAGCCTTCGGCTCTGTGCTTCGTTTTTTAGTTCTTCGTGCTTCGTTAACATGCCCGGCAACGAAGAACGAAGAACCGAGAACCAGGAACGAAGAGAGAGCGATGTCCGACGATTTGCAAATAGAGTTTGATACCCGGCGCTTTAACCATGCGCTTTCTGTTTGGTTTGCGAAATCGAAAAAGACCAACCAGGAAATACTGGAGCAGCAGGCCAAGTTGTTTGTGAAAGAGGTGGTGCAAATGACCCCGCCGCACAAGCCAGGAAAAAACACCAACGCCAGCGGCAACCACTCAACGAAGCTCGCCCAAAAAGCCGGTGAAGGATCGGTAGAAAGCGATTTGAACCGGTTGTTTTTTCCGGTCAAGAAAAGCGAGGCCCAGTACAGCAATCTAATCTCGATCCATAATCAGCACAGGAACCCCCGGGGCCGGGTAAAGAAAGGCATCGGCAAGAAACACAAGGTTTGGAAGACCGATTTTACCAGGTATTTGAAATCCCAAAAGGATCAGGTTGGCCGCCTGGCCGCTGGCTGGAACGAAGCCGCCCGCAAATTCGGCTGGAATCCCCCCGTCTGGATATCCCGCCACAACAGCCCCGGCTCCGCCAAGGTCTCCATCAGTGACGACTCGCTAAAAGTCGAAATGACCAATGCAGTCAGTTACGCCAGCGGCCAGAAAGGCTTGGAATCGCGCATGAGGCGGGCACTAAAAGCCAAGGAGCGCGATCTAATCAAGCAGATCAAGCATCGGATGGGCGAGGATAGTCCGTTTCGGTAGTTGTTAGCGGTTAGCGGTTAGCTGTTAGCGGTTTTCGTGATGGCGTATCCGCGTTATGTATAGAATTTATAATGAGTGCCTCTGATTACCTCTGAATACCTATAAGTTGTCTATAGTGTCGATGGTGTATGCTCGGGCAGCTTGAGAAAGATTTTGGAAGGATCAGGTGACGCCGCGCGTTTGGCTTGCACAGATGCGACCATAATCGCGCTATATCGCAAAAGGTGACTCAGGAACACCGAACGAACGATGATGAATACACAAAAAAAAGATAAAGAGGTGGTCCTTGAGTCCACCGTCTTGTTAGGCTCGTCGGTTTCGCCGTCTGGCCGTGTTGTGAGTCACTTCTCTTGTGGTGCTGCATCGGCAGTGGCGACAAAGATCGCTATGGAAACGTATGGGACAGTCGAAATCGTGTATTGCGACACTGGAAGCGAGCATGAAGATAATAAAAGGTTCATAAAGGATTGTGAATCATGGTTCGGGCAAAGCGTGAAAGTCCTCAAGAGCAAGAAATTCGATAATATATATGAGGTGTTCGAGGCTCGAAGATTCCTCGTATCTCATCAGGGAGCACCCTGCACAGGTGAACTGAAAAAGAAACCCGGAGATGAAATCTGGCAACTGGGCGATACCGAAATATTCGGCTATACGGCAGACGAAAGCCACCGTCTTGAACGATGGCGACGCGACAATCAGGAAAGAATAATCGAATGTCCTCTGATAGACCGATGCATCACTAAAGACGATTGCTTCGGTATGCTGGATCGAGTCGGCATCGAACTGCCTGAAATGTATAAACTGGGATTCCGAAATAATAACTGTATCGGTTGCGTGAAAGCACGGGATTCAATCGACTACTGGAAACGGGTTAGAAAGCACTTCCCCGAACAATTCGACCGCACAGCGAAGCTGGAGCGGGAACTAAAAATAACAATCAACCGAGTAACCAAGGACGGAGAACGAAATCCAATTTATTTGGATGAGATCGAGGACGGCGACCCTAAAGGGAAAGATCCGAATATCCAATGCGGATTGTTCTGCATGGCCGAAGCCGATCAGTTTTCCTAGCCTAACAGAGACTGTCAGAAGTGTGGAAAGATTTTGGAAGGATCAGGTGACGCCGCGCGTTTGGCTTGCACAGATGCGCCCATAATCGCGCTATATCAGAGACTGTCAGTAGTGTGCAATAGAGTGCATTAAGGCGCATGGGTGGGTTCCACGCCATTTGGTGAAATGATAGTAGCAACCAATGGGGCCGTAATCGTGATGATTGACCCTGCCGAGGTGCCGGAGAAAACTCGAACAGTGATTAAAAACACTATTAATCTTAATGAAGATCGCCCGGCGGTAATGGCGGTATTTGAGCCGTTGACCCGCCCTGGCGCACTGGTTGATTTTCCCGATGGTATTTCGTTTAAAACCGTAGTCTCCGAATGCAAGCGATGCAAAGGGCACCCGTTAAACAGGATCCTTTGCAGGGAGTGTTTTGGCGCGGGTAAAAATAAAGAATTAAAGCCAAAGGCGGTGAAGATGTTTGAAAACCGTTACTTCGCCAGCGAACATCTAAAACCTATATTGGCGTTGGCTGATCTGCAACGTTACAAATACCAGGGCGAGCAGCGCGATTCGCCATTGGCGTTTCGATTTAAAGCTACGGGGCGTGGATTAATCATGCCTTGCCGGGATGAGACTTCGACACGCGTGAAGGCTTAATGGCCGCCATCACTGCCCAGCTGAAGCTGGAGATTAAACAATTTAAATCTGCGATTAAAACCGTTAAGACGGCTACCACGGGCATGAGTCGCAACGCGGCCCGCTCGGGGAAAAGCCTGGCTAAAGGGTTGTTTGGCGGATTGGCTTCGGCGGCACGGCGGGCGGTTTCGGGTGCTACGACGGCACTGCGTAAGCTCGGCTCCGGGTTGGGTTTGGCGATCGGGTTTCAGTTAGCCAACAGTCTCGGTGGTGCCGTGAAAAATGCCTTTAGTGGGGTGCTGGAGGCGGGTATGGAGAAGGAAAACCTAACGATTGCGTTCGATGCCTTATCTGCTGACGGGAAAGGCGGCGAGCGCATTTTTCGCTCGCTCCAGGAAGATTCGTTGAAAACGGGTGCCTCGATTGCGTCGATGGCCGGTAACGTCCGTAAATTTATGGCTCAATCTATGGATGAAACCCAGGCGCTTAAATTAAACAAGGCTTTGCTGGATATTGGCGGCGCAACCGGGTTAACGAACGCGGAGATTTCCCTGCTGGGTAATGCGTTGGGCCAGGTTAAAGGTAAAGGCGTAGCGATGATGGAGGAACTGCGCGGGCAGATTGCGGAGAAGGGCGTACCGATCTTTGAGGCGTTGCGCCAATCGATGGAGTTTGATACCACACAGGATTTGTTTAAGGCGGTTCAGAAGGGCAAGGTTTCGGCGGAGGATGTGATTAGCGTTTTTCGCGATATGAAAGGGCCGTTTGAGAAATTCGCCGGCGGGGCGCAGATGGTTGGGAGCACGCTCTCGGGGATGTTCGCCCGGTTGAAAAACGAGATGCTCGAATTCAAGCGGATCATTGGTACGGAGTTGATCCCGGTTTTAAAGCCCCACATCCAGGCAGCGCTCGATCGAATGAAGGCTTTACGGGAGACGACTCGAGATATTGTACATTTGATCAAGGACGGCTTTGCTGATCTCGGTAAGGCAGGGATGCTGGACCTGTTGCGCGATGGGCTCACCCTGGCTTTTCAATATGCGCTAAATCAGTTAGTCAAGGGGCTTTTCGGAGTGGCTTCGGCGTTGGGCACTTACATCGGTGAGGCATTTAAGAACAGCCTGACGATCTTCCAGATACTCACCCGAGCCGATTTCTGGAAGGGTATGAAAGATGGCTTGGAATGGGCAGCGCGGGGCTTTGGCAACGTGATGTATGAGGTGCTGGCTAACTTGATGGAATCGCTTTCTGGTTTGCGGGTGATCGGTAAGGACTTCGCCGAGGCGGGTGCCAATATTCGGCAGAATAAGCGAGACAGTTTAAGCACGCAGGCGGACCAGGAAAAATCGATTCGCGACTTGCTGGTGAACCGGATCGGCGAGACGTCGCGCAATGTCGTCGATTCGTTCAAGGATGGCGTCGCCAATGCGCCAGAGGTGTTCGAAAACCTGGAGGAATATCTGAAAGACTTAGAACAGCGGTTCGCGAATATCAAAAGAACCGAGCGCGAGCGGTTGACCCCCGCCCCTGCGGTAAAAAATGCGCCCGGTGCGGGTAAGCCGGGGGATTCGCCGGAGGTTGCGACCGTTTCGCCGCCGGAAAAGCTGGCTGCGGCGGGGATCGTGGCCTCGAGCATGGCGCGGATCGGCGGCGGCGGCCGGGTGGCTGGGTTGGACACTCAAACCAAGATCGCCCAAAACCAGCTGGATACCCAAAAGAATATTTTAAAGCTGATCGATGCGAACGCCCGGAAAACCTACCCCGGCGGCGCTGTATTGGTGTGATAACAACAACAGATGAGTACAGAAGTAACATTGGGCGGGAAAACCTTTATCATCAATTCCTGCAATACCTCGATTTCCGATAGTGGCCTGGTGACGGGTCGCGTGGTGTATCTGCCGAAGCCAGCGGAGTATATCAAGATTGGCGAGGAAGGGCCAATCAAGGGGAGCGCTCACCCATGGGATAACCGGTTAACGCTGGAGAAAGCAGAAATGGACTACACCGAGGGCGAAGGTTCGGTGGTGGCTACCTATACAGGCATGGACACGGCCAACCTGGATCCATCAGCAGACGGTACGCAAACCGTGCCGGTGTATAGTTTTGATTATGGATTGAGCGAGGAACCCATCGAGACGCACCCGAAATTTGCAGCCACGGCGGGCACGCCCGATGCACCCACTAATGGTGCGGTATTTATGAAAAGCGACAGCAAGCTGGCGACCGAAGATAAACCGGAGGCAGACGCAAATAATAATGATCTGTATGCGTTTGCTAGGTGGGAATCCGGCTCAGATCACGAGGGGGTTTCGCATTACTTGAGCCCTTCGACTGCCACGTTTACGGAGCGATTCACGACCAATGAGCGCCCGGTTGCCGAGCGGGCCGGGGCATCGCTCGGTAAAATAGATACTCCCTTTTATGGACCGACGTTTTTCAGCGATCATAACTGGATTTATATGGGGTTCAGCTATGAGGAGCGGGGCGAGGTGTTCGATGTGACTCATATATGGAAGCTATCCGACGAAAACGGATGGAATACGACCTGGTATGAAGCGTAATAAACCGCTCAAGGATTTTAATAAAGGGGATGTTTTGCGGGCGGAGGATCTGCAAAACCTGGTGGAGCATATACGTGCGCTGGAGAATGGGGAAAACCTGACGGTAGCGAAACCGTTGATTAAAAGCCAATCGGCGGGCAGGGTGAGTTTAAAAATGCATCAAAAGCCGGATGTGATCGCCGGTGGCGGTGAGTATACTTGCGCCGGGTTTATCGTTGAGTGCGACGGGAGCGGTAATATCTCGGTAACGGATAGCTCGGTTTCCTACGGTGGTACGGTGGATAGTGGGTTCGCGGTTACGGATTCGACCACAACGGCCCCGATATCGGGAACAAGATACGTATGGGTGAAAGTGGACTATAGCGCGGAGGATACGAATAACTATGGTACAGCGTGGCAGCTTGACGATATCACTTTCGAATCGGGCGCGAGTATGACGGCATCATCTAAACCGGTTTGGGATGATTCGGGCGAGACGTGGAGCACATCGAGTGGCACGCATTACTCGGCTTGGGGCACGATTGTAAATCGGACGGTAACGGCGAGTTTTGGCGGCGGGATCGTGCTGGTTATTTGCTCGATCGATGATATTCGCGTGATTCACGGCTGCGCGGCTAACCTGTAGAGCCTTGCTGTAAAATTTATGAGTAGTGAGCTTTTATACGACTTCACCAGGGCTTGCGGCTGTTGTGTTCGCGGTTGCTCGGTTTCGTATTTGAAGTTGCAAGCGGCCTGGTATATCCCGATACCCGACACGCTGACGGATACGCTGTACAAAGCGTCTCATATGATCATCAATGATATGTATTCGGATTGGCTGGGTACTGGTTATTTCGATTCGATTGAAACGGAATTCGATGCGTGTACGTGGTTTAATGTGCCGGCTAACAATGCTTATAATGAATTCTGGTGGTTGGCGTGGGATGAGAGTACATCGACGGCGATTTTCGAGGGAGCGGATGAGTTTGGATCGCCGCTGACTCCGGTGGGCGGATTGCAGGGGCCGTGGAATCAGTTGGATGAATACTACATCCTGGGCGAGTACGCCGATGTGGCAGAGATCGATTATGATGCGGATTATGATGACCTGGTTACGATATCGATCGCCTAAACGGTGTGCGGTAAAATTGACTACGGCGGAAAAACATGGCTGATTTATCAATTACGGCAACCTCTGTTGTCCCAAGTGTTTCCAATTTCTATAAGGTAATCGCGGCTGAAGCGATCGACGCAGGCGAAACGGTCTGTAAAGATTCCGATGGCGATTTGATTTTAACTGATGCCACGGACTCGACGAAAATCGATTGCGTGGGGATCGCGGTTTGCTCGGCGGCAGCCGGGCAACCCTGCATGTACGTGGACTTGGACCCGGCTTTGGTTACCGATGCCAGCCCGACCAATGGCGCGGCGTTGCTGCTTTCGGAAACTCCGGGCAAGCTGACGGTGACAATCGCGGATATTACCACGGGATCGACTCCGGTTTCGGTGGGAATGGGCAAAGGAACCACGACGATGAGTTTTGATGCCAAGACCAAGCACACCGGCACGGAAGTAGCGTAAAAAACGGTTTTAACTTTTAACCATGGCGACAACAGCACCCAAAGCCGCCTCGGCCGGCACGATAAATTACGCGCCGGATACGCGGCTGGATATGACGATCACGGTGCCGGTGGCCTATGATCTCTCGACGGTTACGGCGGTGTTTGAGCTGGAGTCGCGCAATACGACGGTTTTTCGGTATGACTCCGACCAGGATTCGAATATCTCGATCTCCGGGCAGGTTATTACTTTTGCGGTGGCTCCCTCCACCGATTCGCTGGATTCGCTGGATAACACCCTGGCAGATGTGCTGACTGAAGGTGTTGCGGTAAAATATAATATCGACCTTGGCCAAACCGGCTCGGATGTGGTGGATTATCGGATTCAGGGAATTTTAAACGTGCTGGCGACCCACGGCGATTTTTAACACAGAATCTTCAATATATGGCCGATATCGATCTGACATTTTCCGCCCCGGTGCTCGACCTGAGTTTCTCCGCGACGGGGGATCCGTCGATCGATATCGATTTTGCGGGCCCGACAGGCCCGACAGGCCCGCCAGGCCCGACGGGTGCCACCGGAGCGGATGGAACCTCTTTCACCTGGAGCAACGCTTGGGCCACTGCCACCGCCTTTTCGGAGAATGATGTGGTGGAGAACGATGGTTCAAGCTATATATGTATTTCAGGTCATACCTCCAGCGCAAGCGATGAGCCCGGGGTGGGAGGATCTTGGGCCACCTATTGGGACCTGATGGCTCAGATGGCTCAGAAAGGGGCCGCCGGCGATGGTGAGGGCTCATCTATGGTTTGGAAAAATGCATGGGCCACTGCCACCTCCTATTCCGCGGATGATGCG